ATTCGTGAGTTTAACGAAAATATAGACCCCATAGAATTACTATGGCATCGAGATGATGAAGATAGAACCGTGGAGATACTTGGAGAAACAGATTGGAAAATACAGTTAGATAATAGCTTGCCTACTTCTTTAAATGAATCTATATTTATAAAGAGACATGAGTGGCATAGAGTTATAAAAGGCACTGGCACTCTAAAGTTAAAAATATATAAGTCATGAAACAAGCTATAATTTGGATTATAATACTAGTTTTTGGAGGAGGCATTGTTTACAGCCGTTTTTTTAAACCGCAAGAAAAACTACCAGACACCTCTGTTTACGAGAGAAGAATTGATTCGTTGAATAACGAAATTGAATTAAACAACAAAAAAATGTTGCAGTTAGATTCATTAGTAGATATTCAAGAAAACAAAATCAACAGACTAGAAAAAAAGTTAAGTAAAACCGCAGCCGAAGCTGCTAAAGAACAAAAAGAACATGAAGAAGATCTTAAGCGTATTAATGCTATGTCTAATAGCGACGTTGCCGCTCTATTCGCAGAAAGTTTCAAGTGATACCTGCTGTGTACCTTGTGCTACTCTGAAGAAAGCAATTATTGTTAAACAAGAGAGAGTTTATTGCGGAGCTCAATTAGGCTTTGCCCGTGATTCTATTAGTGCTTTGCAGGAGATCATCACTGCTAAAGATACTATTATCTTTCATAGAGATAGTGCTATCTTGTTATACAAGGATAGTGAACTAAAATATAAAGAAGTTATTAACAACAAAGATACAATCATAGGAGTCTACAAAAAAGAAATAGACAATCTTAGAACAGCTAGAAATGGAGCTTATGCTTTAGGTATACTGTCAGTCCTATTAAGTATCTTTATCGGCCTATGAGTCAACCAGATTTAAAAGCAATCATCAGGCAGGAGTATGTAAAGTGCGTAGTTGATCCTATTCACTTTATGAAAAAATACTGCTACATTCAGCATCCATTAAGAGGTAGAATCTTATTCCACTTATATCCTTTTCAGGAAAAAGTACTAAAACACTTCCAAGATAATCCATATTCTATCATTTTAAAGTCAAGACAATTAGGTATTTCGACTTTAGGAGCAGGATATGCGTTATGGTTAATGCTTTTTCACAAAGATAAAAACGTACTTACTTTAGCAACTACCCAAGCAACTGCACGTAACTTGGTATCGAAAGTGCAATTTATGTACGAAAACCTACCTTCTTGGTTAAAAATTGATGCAGAAGAAAAAAACAAATTGAGTTTACGTCTTGTAAACGGGTCTAAAATCACAGCTAAATCATCAAATGCTGATGCTGCTCGTTCAGAAGCGGTATCTCTACTATTGATTGACGAGGCGGCGTTCATTGATAACATTGCAGAAACATGGGCATCAGCTCAACAGACGTTAGCAACGGGTGGTGGTGCGATTGTACTGTCAACTCCATACGGTACCGGTAACTGGTTTCACCAAACCTGGGTTAGAGCTGAAGCAAAGGAGAATGAATTCTTACCGATTAGATTACCTTGGTTTGTACATCCTGAAAGAGATCAATCTTGGAGAGATGCTCAAGATAATTTACTAGGAGATCCACGACTTGCAGCACAGGAGTGTGATTGTGACTTTGCTACTTCTGGAGATACAGTATTCTACGGTGAGTATTTAGAGTTTTATCAACAGACCTATATGGCTGAACCGATAGAAAGACGTGGTGGGGATCATAACTTATGGATTTGGGAACCTGTAGACTACTCAAGAAGCTATATGGTAGTAGCGGACGTAGCAAGGGGTGATGGAAAAGATTACTCAACCTTCCATATCATAGACATTGAGAATAACTCTCAGGTAGGAGAGTATAAAGGACAATTAGGAACTAAAGAATTTGGCTACTTACTAGTAGGTATAGCATCAGAATACAACCAAGCATTATTAATAATAGAGAATGCTTCTATTGGATGGTCAACAATTCAGACCGTTATTGATAGAGGGTATCCTAACCTGTACTATTCACCGAAAGGCGGCAATACATCTGCCGATTCTTATTTCGATCAATACGATTACAACTCAAATATGGTAGCTGGATTCTCTATGAATTCAAGAACTAGGCCGTTAGTTGTTGGTAAGTTCCAAGAATACGTTAATGAGAAAGCAGTTACCATTCGATCTAAACGTTTAATCGAAGAGATGAAAGTGTTTATATGGAAAAATGGTAAAGCAGAAGCACAGCACGGTTATAATGATGACTTAGTTATGGCTTTCGGTATTGCTATGTACATTAGAGACACTGCATTAAAGTTTAGACAGCAAGGATTAGACCTTACACGTAATGCTTTAAACAACATAACAGTCACTAGGCCTACATACCAGGGTGTTTACCTACCTTCTCACGTGGCTAATCCCTATGAGATCGACAATGGTAAAGGAGGAAAAGAAGATATAAGCTGGATTTATTAACTATTTATACTTATATTAACACTACACAATGGCTGATACTAGTATATTTTCAAGATTACGTAGACTTTTTTCCACAGATGTTATTATTCGGAACGTCGGAGGTAATCAGTTATCTGTAGCAGATACAAACCAAATTCAAATGTCAGGAGAGTTAGAAAATAACTCCTTGATGGCTAGATACAATAGGATTTACACTACTTCACCTACATCTCTCTACGGATATCAATCTTCATTTAATTACCAAACATTAAGAACTCAATTATATTCTGAGTATGATGCAATGGATACAGATGCAATTATTGCTTCTGCTTTAGATATCCTATCAGAAGAATCTACCCTTAAGAACGATATGGGGGAGGTTTTGCATATTAGATCCTCTGATGAGAATATTCAAAAGATTCTTTACAACCTTTATTACGATGTATTGAATATTGAGTTTAATTTAAGTTGGTGGATTAGAAATATGTGCAAATACGGAGACTTCTTTTTGAAATTAGAAGCTTCAGAGAAGTACGGTGTTTACAACGTTATTCCATTCTCAGCTTTTAACATAGAAAGACAGGAGAGTTATGACCCAGAAAATCCAACTGCGGTTAGATTTAGATACGATGCTGATGGATTGGCTGCAGATACTTACGGATACTTTAAGACTCCAAACCAGAGTGATTCTAAGTCAATTTACTTTGATAATTACGAAATAGCTCACTTCCGATTACTAACAGATGTAAACTACTTACCTTACGGCCGTTCTTACATTGAACCTGCCCGTAAATTATTTAAGCAGTATACTTTGATGGAAGATGCTATGTTAATTCACAGAATTGTAAGAGCTCCTGAGAAGCGTATTTTCTATATGAACGTAGGTGGTATTCCTCCTGCAGAGGTAGAAAACTTTATGCAGAAAGCTATCTCTAAAATGAAGCGTACTCCTTATATTGACCAGCAAACAGGGGAATATAACTTAAAGTACAACATGCAGAACTTAATGGAAGATTTTTACGTTCCAGTAAGAGGTAATGATACTGCAACTAAGATTGATACTCTAGGAGGTTTACAGTATGACGGTATCACTGACGTAAATTACTTAAGAGATAAGTTATTTGCTGCTTTAAGAATTCCAAAAGCATTCTTAGGGTATGATGAAAAGCTACAAGGTAAAGCTACCTTAGCTGCAGAAGATATTCGCTTTGGTAGAACGGTAGAGAAGATCCAGAGAATTATGGTTTCTGAGCTTTACAAGATTGCTTTTGTGCATTTATACATTCAGGGCTATAGAGACGAATCATTAACTAACTTTGAATTATCATTAACAACCCCTTCTATCATTTACGATCAGGAAAGAGTAATGTTGATGAAGGAGAAAATTGAGTTAGCTCAATCAATGATGGATTCTCAATTAATTTCTTCTGATTGGATTTATGATAACATCTTCCACTTAAGCACAGATCAATACGATGAGATGAGAGAGCTAATCCTACAAGATGCTAAACGCAAATTCAGAATGTCTCAGATTGAAAACGAAGGAAACGATCCTTTAGAGACAGGAGAATCTTACGGAACTCCTCATGACATTGCTACATCTTACGGCAAAGGTAGAGTATACGATAGACCTGGAGCAGTACCTGCTGGATATGATAGAGATCGACCTGTAGGTAGACCAGAAGAAAAAGCTTCAAATATTGATACTACAAATGATCCTTTAGGCATGGATAGATTAGGTAAGAAAGCAATGAAAACTGATGATCAACAAGGGTATGGAAGAGATAATACCTCACCGTTTACAATGGAGACTACCAAGAGACAGTTATCAAAACACTCTAGACTTCTAGATGAAATACCAATGCGAAAGAAGCTGGTTTTCGAATCGCAGAAGAACGGAGAAAGCTTGTTAGACGAAAGACAAATTAGGGAATAACATTTAACACATATTTATTATAAAACCATCGATAGATGTCAATAAAACATTCAAAGTTTAAGAATACGGGACTTCTTTTTGAACTTCTAGTAAGGCAGATCACCTCTGATACTTTAGAGGGGAAGAACTCTACCGCTATTAATATACTGAAGAAGTATTTTGTTAATACTGAATTAGGAAAAGAATATAAGCTATACGAACAGTTAGGAGCTTATAAAAACTTAACCGAAGCTAAGGCTGAGATGGTTATTAATACATTAGTAGAGACATCTACAAAACTAAAGAGGACTGAGATTAGAAAGCAAAAGTACAACCTAGTTAGAGAAATCAAAGAAAACTACAACGTAGAAAATTTCTTTAAAGCTAAAGTAGGTAATTACAAAGTATTCGCAGCATTAAATAACCTAATCGAAAATCAATCCTCAGAGAAGGTAGCTCCAGAAACAGTAATTAACAATAAGATTACACTTCTTGAACACCTAACTAAAGCACCAACAGTAGTACAATCGGATGAACTTCTAGAAGAATACAAAGGGTATAGCAAAGACCTACGTATCTTAACATATAAAATGCTGTTAGATAAGTTTAATGAGAAGTATGATCATTTAACAACACAGCAAAAAGAAGTGTTAAGAGAGGTTGTCACAGCGGTTGATAATACAGATAAGTTGAAACATTATTACAATACAAAAATTGTAGAAGTACAAGGTTTACTGGAAGCTAAAACAGCTAAACTTGAAGACGAAGTACTAAAAATTAAACTTACAGAAGTTTTAAAGTACGTTCAACCATTAGGTAAAACAGAAAAGGTTACTAACGATTGTATCATTAACTTATTACAATACTACGAACTACTTAATGAACTTTAATGGCAACCAGAGCACAGTTGAAGGAGAAGCTTAAGCAGTGGCTTAAAGAAGAGTCAACCTCTGGAGCAGCTGGTAGTTACAACACACCATACGCTTTTAATCCAAACAAGAATGCTCAAGGTGCCGCACGTAATTACTACTTAAAGATGGGCTGGAAGCTTGTCAATAAAAATAAAGTACGTAAAGCAGCCAAGGGTATGGTGTATAAAGATCTTTGGAAATAAACAATACCTATTTATAACATATGAAAAGCCTACAGAATCAATACAATCTTATCAAAGAAGGTAAAGGCAATAAAGAAATCTTCTTAAAAGAAGCTAAAGCTCAATTCCCTCAGTATATCAGTAACGTTCAAACGTTTGATCAAGTTATCCATTCTCTCACTGAGAAAGGAATCATCAACGAAATGGTATTGGTGTCAGCTAAAAGACCTGAAACACCAGACTGGTTTAAGATCTTTAAAGAAAATACAGAGAGTGTTAAAGCAGATCTGAAAGATACTGATAAATCAGTAACTGAGAAAGAAACTGCCGGCTACGATTATAAAGCTAAAAACAACAATAACATTTCTACAGCAGAAATGCTTAAAGGCTATTATGCTGAAATGAAAGATCCTAAGAATGCTGAAAAGACAGAGGATGAGATTAAAGCAATCGTAGTTAAGAACCTTGAAAAAGATCCTTTATTCTACGTTAAAAACGGAGAATTTGGAATCAAAGGTTTAGGATATACTGAAAACCATCCCGGCCTAGGGCCAACAAAGGAAGTAACAGGTAAATACAAATCCTCAGGAATGGAACCTGTTAACTTGAATGAAGCTGTAGACGGTACAGAATATAAAAGAAAAGTCCTTCCTAACAAAGTAAAGGGTGTAGCAGATACTATTGATATTAAATCGAGCTTAGAAAAACTAGCACCAGAAGTTTGGGGAGAACCTGATTTTGAAAAAGCTAAAGAAAAATTTACTGAGTTCGTAAAAGCAAGCGGAATAAACGATGTTTCTAAAAAACAAATGTTGTTTAAGTTATCTACAATAAATAATAAGGTGGGACTGGATCGATATCTTGCAAACTCATTGCTGAACTATGAAAAGTTAGGAGTTAAAGAGGGCGAAGGTAGTAGTACACACCCCAATAAAACTAAAGGTCATGAAATAGACGAACTAGACGTAACCGGTATTGCAGGATCAGAAGAAGAAGATGATGTAAGACAGGGAGTTAAAGGCATCAGAACACCTAAGCATGAAACACTTTCAGAAGCTAAGAAAAGAGCTATCGAAAAGCATATTGCTGAAATTGAAAAGATGGGCGAAGTAGCTGCTTGGGATCATAGAATCAGCAAAGTTCAAGAAAAGATCGAAGAATTAACCAATAAAATGACCGTAACTGAGGGTGATGATGTCAAGGATATGGTTGATAAGAAAGCAGTAAAAGAGCTTAAGAAAGATATTGCTTTACTAAGTAAGAAAAAAGCTTTATACGAAAAGCAAAAAGCTAAGGCAGCTAAAAGAGTAAAGGATAAGTCTGTAATGCAGACAGCAGCAGGTGAAAACACTACTGTAATGGAAGAGAAAGAAAAGGAAAAGCCTTTTACTCCTCCTGCAGACCCTGATAGAGATAGAATTTTTGCTTCTATGAAGAGAGATACTGCTCCAAAACCAAAGAAAGAATCTTGGTCTGGTATGGTTAGAGAATTAATTAACGCAAAAAATTTAAAATTAAAATAATGGATAAGAGTTTACTTATTGAGACTATATCCTTTCAACCCCGAGCTTTTAAATTAACAGAAGCAAAGGATGGTTCTGGTCTTCCTTTGGTAGAAGGTGTTTTAGCAACCGCTGAGATAAAGAACGGTAATGGAAGGTACTACAGTAAAAAGATTTGGGATAGGGAAATCAATAAGTACATGAGTTCCGTTAAAGAGAATAGAGCAGTTGGTGAACTAGATCACCCCGAATCTACTGTAATTAACCTTAAAAATGTATGTCATAACATCAAAGATATTTGGTGGGATGGTGATCATATTATGGGTAGGATTGAAATCCTTCCAACCCCATCCGGAAACATACTACAAGCCTTAATTGGTTCAGGTATTACCGTTGGTGTATCATCTAGAGGGATGGGCTCAGTAAGACAGATGGGAGAGACATTAGAAGTTCAAGAGGACTTTGAATTACTATGTTGGGATTTTGTATCTACTCCATCAAATCCGGGTTCTTGGATGACTCCTTTGCATGAGGGGTTAACAAAAACCGTAAATAAATATGACAAAGCTAATGAGATTATAAGAGAGATCTTATGTGCTCATGGTAGCTGTCCAATATTCTAACCTTTCTTGGGATAGCATCCCTTGACGGACCCTCCCTTAAAAAAGGAGGGTTTTTTATTTTTGGTAAAATAGTAGCTATTTATATTTGTATGTACCACGATCTAATGTGGTACCACTTATTGCTCTAAAAAATTATTACGCTCTTATTAATAAGCGTATTTCCCAAAAAAACTATTATTAGGAAAATGACAAACAGAGAATTGTTAAAAGAGGCTATTGCTGATGCAAAAGCTGTAAAGGAAGTCGCTATCACTAATGCAAAAGCTGCATTAGAGGAGGCTTTCACACCACATTTGAAATCGATGTTCGAAAAGAAAATGATGGACATGGAAGAAGAAGAAGAAGTTAAGACCGAAGCTTTAGACACCACCGACGCTGAAATCGAAGAGCTTTTAAGAGAGCTTGAAGAAAGTGAAGATCTTATGAACGACCCCAAAACTACTCCGACTGCTCATGGCAATATTGCCGAAGAAGAGGAGAAAGAAGAGGAAGAAGAAGGATCTGAAGAAGGTGAAAAAGAAGAAGAAGAGGTTGAAGTTGATCTTGAAGAAATGTCCGAAGAAGACTTGAAGAAATTTATTGAAGAAGTGGTAGACGAAATGATCGAAGCTGGCGAATTAGAAGCTGGTCACGAAGGAATGGAAGATGAAGCTGGTGCTGAAATGGAAGAGCCTGAAATGGGTGCTGAAGAAGAAGTATCTGCAGAAGAGGAAATTGCTGAAGTGTCTCACGAAGAAGAGCCAATGAAAGAAGCTAAGAAAGCAGAAGAGGATGAGGAAAAGACTAAGAAGATGAAAGCCATGGAATCAGAATTAGCTGAAGCTCTCGAGACTATTAACACATTGAAGTCAGAATTACACGAGATTAACTTGTTAAATTCTAAACTTCTTTACACCAACAAAATTTTCAAGGCTAAAAACCTAACTGAAGCTCAGAAAGTGAAAGTATTAACTGCTTTCGACAAAGCTGAATCAGTAAAAGAAGTTAAGTTGGTATTCGAAACTCTAAACGAAGGACTTGAAAGAGTTGCTAAGAAAGAGTTGGTAAGAGAAAGCAAAGGGTTTGCTTCAAAACCCGTCGGAACTTCACCAAAACAGCCTGTGGTAGATGTTAATCCGGTATTCGAAAGAATGAGAAAACTTGCAGGCTTATAAAAAAATAAAAATTACTACACATTAATACAATGTCAAACGTACAATCATTACTCGAATCTGCTAACCCCTGGCAGAGTTTGCAATCTGACGCTGCTAGATTAGCAAAAAAGTGGGGTGCTACTGGCCTTTTAGAAGGTATGGGCAACGAAACTGAAAAAAATAACATGTCTATGATTCTTGAAAACCAAGCTAAACAGTTGGTTATCGAGCAATCTAACACTGGAACTGGTGCTAGCTTTACAACCGGTACTGGTGAGCAGTGGGCTGGTATCGCTTTACCTTTAGTGCGTAAGGTGTTCGGTCAAATCGCTGCTAAAGAATTCGTTTCAGTTCAGCCTATGAACCTTCCTTCAGGTCTTGTATTCTTCTTGGATTTCCAATACGGAACTACTAAGAATCCTTTTACCTCTGGTAACTCTATGTATGGTACCCCATCAGAGAACTTCGGTAACACCTCAACTGGTGCTTTATACGGAGCTGGTCGTTTCACCTACTCTACTAACCAATTCTCAGCTTCTGTAAGCTCATCTGCTGCTAGCTACGCTGTGGCTTCTGCTTCTTTCGCTGAAGTAAACTTTAACTCTGATTATTCTGCTTCAGCTGTTGCTGGTAGAATTAAGAAAGTTTCTATCCCTACTGCTTCTATCTCTTCTGATTTAGATCCTTTAGCGGTTAGAGGTTTTATCGCAACTTCTGGTTCAACATTCGGTGTTTCTACCTTGTTGCAAGAGTTCACCACTTTGAGCGGTAACGTAATTAACTTCTTCTTCACCGGTTCAGCTGGATCTTCTCCTGTAGTAGATTCTACTTGGTTGGTTGAGTACAACAAGTTAACTAAAGACAACGCAAGAGGTGACTTCGAAGCAGGTGCTGCTTACGCTGTACCTAACGGTGAGTCTGCTTCTGAAATCGTTATCCCTCAGATTAACGTTCAAATGAGATCTGAAGCCATCGTTGCTAAGACCAAGAAATTGAAAGCACAATGGACTCCTGAATTCGCTCAAGATTTGAACGCTTACCATTCTTTGGATGCTGAAGCTGAATTGACTGCTGTAATGTCTGAGTACATTTCTTTGGAAATCGACTTAGAAATCCTTGACATGTTGATCGAATCAGCTGCTGCTGGTACTGAGTACTGGTCTGCTATTAACAACCAAGCTATCAACGCAGCTAGCACTGCTTTTGATCAGAGCTTAGGTTTCTACAACACTCAAGGTCAATGGTTCCAGACTTTAGGAACTAAGATGCAGAAATTGTCTAACATCATTCACCAAAGAACTTTGCGTGGTGGTGCTAACTTCTGCGTAGTATCTCCTACAGTTGCTACCATCTTGGAAAGTATCCCAGGCTTTGCTTCTACCTCTAACGGTGACGTTACTGTAGCTAGCTACGCTTTCGGTGTACAGAAAATGGGTCAAATCAACAACAGATACACCATCTACAAGAACCCTTACATGAAGGAAAACACCATCTTGATGGGCTTCAAAGGTAGTCAATTCTTGGAAACTGGTGCTGTATTTGCTCCTTACATTCCGTTGATCATGACTCCTTTGGTGTATGATCCTGATACTTTCGTACCAAGAAAAGGTCTTTTGACTAGATACGCTAAGAAGATGGTGAGGCCCGAATTTTATGGAAAAATCTACGTAAGTGGCTTGAACACTTTGTAAGATAAACCATCAAAATCTTAAAGAAGAGCCTGGAGAAATCCAGGCTTTTTTTTTATATTCTATTTATAAGTAAATACATTTATGGCAAGCGATCACCACACCGCAGAAGTTTTCAAAGAAAAAAGAAGACCTAAGACACCAATTAAGTTTGGTATCACTTTAAACGAAGAACAGAAGAGAGCGAAAGCAGAAATCTTACTTCACGACGTTACGGCCATTAAAGGCAAAGCTGGTTCCGGAAAAACCCTATTAGGAGTTCAGGTAGCCTTAGATATGCTATTTAACAAAGACATCGAGAAGATTATTATTGCCCGTCCTTACGTAACTGCCGGTGAAGATATCGGACACTTACCGGGTAATGTAGATGAGAAGCTATCGTATCTTACTTCTCCTATTTATAATATAATGTATGAGCTTATCGGAAAAGAAAAGACAGATAAACTAGTCGCAGAAGGGGTTGTCACAGTGTCTCCCTTCGGTTTTTTGAGAGGTAATACATTTACTAACTGTTTTGTTTTAATTGATGAGGCACAAAATGCCTCTATGAGACAAACAGAACTAATGATTGGACGTTTAGGAATTAACTCTAAGATGGTTTTCTGCGGGGATATGTCTCAATGTGACCTTCGAGATAAGAAAGATTCCGGTTTTGACTTCTTTTTGAAGTTGGAATTAGAAGTTCCTAAAGTTAGAGTTGTTACGTTGAAGCAGAATCACAGGCATGCCGTTGTAGATCCAATCTTAGACGTATTTACAACCTATAGAAATTAATGACTCAAATTAGAACCATATTAGTATCAGGATCTATCCCAACTGTCAACCAACTGGCGTTAGGTGATATCGCTATTAATACAGTAGACGGAAAGGCATTCCTTAAAAAGTATAGTGGTTCTATTCAAAGTATTGTAGATTTAGGAGCTTCAGCTTCTTACCTATATCCCCTACATCAAGATGTATATCTAACCGGCTCTTTAAATATATCTGGAAGTGAGATTATAAAGGGGTATATCGAGCTTCAACCCGTAACTACAAATATAGATACAACAAAATCTGCTTCTTATATTTATGTTTCCGGATCAACAAACGATTTATACTTCTCTCAGAACGGAAACGGTTATGCAAATACAACTAGATTAAGATGGTTAGAAGGTAACTTATACACAGGGCTACTTAACGGAGGAATAATAACTTCTGCATCCTCTACCACGTTTAATATTTCATCCGGAAGTGGGATTATCGTTAATTTAAATGCATCTATAAATGCTAATCCATACCCTACAGTTCAGTATGTAAACTGGGGTAATCTTACCAACCAAACATTAACGTACTTAACTTCTTCGATTCAAACATTTGTAGGAATTGATTCATCTGGAAGTATAATACAGCAAACCTCGCCATGGACCGACGGTCAGTATAACACTTCTATTCAAATCGGAACTGTTTTACATCAGAATAAATCAACAATTAATGGTAGAATTTCATACCCAAACGTTGCTTATGGGTATAAGCAGAGGACTTACGACTTTATTAAAGCATTCGGCCCGTTAAAACTATCAGGATATACTCTGTTTACTAGTAGTTCACTAGGTTTAACAGTTGGAAACGGTACAGCATTTGCAGACGGTAGAAACTATCAAGTAGATCCAAATAATCCTTCCTATATTATTGACCCAGGGACCAACACGTCTAAAGTGTTTAGGTATTACCAATCTGGTTCTGACTTTGTACAAGATACAAACGGAGGGTTAGGTTATACCGGTATTGATCCAACTAATTACAACCCAGGCGGATCAGGTAGTTTAGCATCAGTCACTCCCTCTAGATTTACAATTCAACGAGTCTTCTGGTATCCTAATTCTGCGACTCAAGGTATCGTTGTTTACTACGGTAATGCAGAATACACAACTTTGTCTGAAGGTATTTTAGGAATTGCTACGGAAGTATTTAGCGAAGTAGAAAATACAAAACAGAATGCTGTTTACTTAGGCGCTATTGTAATTAGAGGAAACAAAGACTTTACAGGGACTATAGGTACTGATTATCAGATAATTGCCGGCGGTTTATTTAGAACCTCAGTAGGAGGAGGCGGCGGCGGCGGAGGAGGAGGTTCCTCAACCCCTGCATTCCCGTATACCGGTTCGGCAGAAATTACCGGATCACTTAACGTAGTAGGCCCAGTATCAGCATCCTTGTTTACAGGGTCTTTTACAGGGTCTCTCTTTGGAACAGCCTCAAATGCACTAACGGCTTCATATCTTAATCCACTAGCTCAAACAGTAAGATTAACAGGGTCATTAGTAATTACCGGTTCGGTATTAATCTCTAGTTCGGCAACGTTTATAAACATTGGACCGGCAGTATTTACCGGTTCTGCAGGAACAGGATCAGCAGTCTCAATTTATAAGTCTGGTTCTACAGCATTTGATATTCAAGGTTCTTCTGGACAACTATTTGCAGTTACAGATTCATTAACAGGGTCTCTATTTTCAGTTAATACAGCAGCCGGGCTACCAGTCATTGAAGCATTCTCTGATAACACAGTCAATATTGGTAAGTTTGGAACTTATCCGATTAAGGTAGCAGCTACCGGAACATTAGCTATTATTACAGGTTCGTTTACAGGATCATTTACCGGTTCAGCAACTACAGCAGTTACTGCATCTTTTGCTTTAACTTCTTCATTTCCCTGGTTTCAAACAGGATCAAATATTGCTTACGTTGGAAATAATGTCGGTATAGCAGAGACAAATCCAAGACTAAGATTCACTATAAATACACCGGCCGGCGGTTATTGGATCTCTATGGATAGAGGAAATACTACTGAAGGGGGTAATAACCCAACCTGGGCAGTACTTAATAATGCTGATCCGGCAAGTGCAACTTACGGTTGGGCTTGGTATGATAGCAGTGCTGACGGGAGTTTTTCTTTATGGAGAAGAAGTGTTTCAACAACTTCTAGTTTAGTAGTCAAGTTTGATAGAAACAACGGAAATACTTCTTTTGCTGCCAACGTACGGGTAACAGGTTCAGCTACTAATAGTTTATTAGTAAAAGGATCAGGAGCAACCTCTGCTACAACCGCTTTAAGAATAGAAAATTCAAGTACAACACCTTCATTAACCGTACTTGATAATGGATTTGTAGGTATTAGAAGATCAAATCCAACAGTTGCTTTAGATGTTAGCGGTAGTGCTATTATAAGCGGTAGTGTTACTGTTTGGAATTCTTTAGGAATATCATTTTTCGACGGCGGCGGTTACGGCGGTGGAAGAATATACGGAAGCTACAGTTACCTCAATGGTGAAATATTTATAAGACCGTTAAACAGTAACAGTGAGAATTTTGTATTTTCTCCAAATAACGGTATGACCATCGGCGGATTTACTATTGGAGGAACAACCGGTTCACCTCCGGCTTATGGTTTAGCAGTATCTGGATCGGTAGGGATCGGCACTAGAGTACCTATAACTCAATTAGATGTTTCTGGTTCAGGTAGATTTACAAACGGATTAACTATAACAGGCTCTACAGTTACAAAAGGAGACTTTACAGTAACCGGTGCAACAACAACGGATATTAATACAAATACGTTAAACATTAACGCTCCGTTATTCACAGTACCTTCTTTTGCAACACCGTACTCTCCTTCTGTATCAGTTAGGGTTGTAATGTACGATGCAGTAAGTAATGCATTGTTTGTAACTGCATCTGCACCTGCAAGTCCGGTTATCGTAAATACAATAGCTACCGGATCAATCGCTGCATCAGTCGAAATAGGTCCTGCTGCCGCGGTACCTTACTTCTTTCTAGTTCAATCAGGATCTGTGGAAATGCTTAAGATTAACGCAGAGAGAGTTATGGTCCTAGAAGCAAGAACTACTGTACCTACTGCAGTTACAGGGGGAATCTACTACTCCGCATCAGGAGATTTTTATTTTGGAATGTAAATATTTATAAGTAACACAAATTATGGCAAGTTGGAAAAAAGTAATAGTCTCTGGAAGTTCTGCTAACCTAGCATCTTTACAGGTAAGCAATTTAACATCAGGACAAGTAGTGATTGGAGGAGGAACCTCTAACCTATCAACAACAGCGATCAACGGTACCGGTAACATCGTAGCAACAACTGGCGCTACAGGATTATCTGCATCAGGTTCTTTCTCAGGTTCTTTCATTGGAAACGGTTCCGGATTAACCGGTGTAACTGCTACCTTTCCTGTTACACAGTTAACCCCTGTTATCGGCACTACCCAAGTATTTATTAGTGACGGTACTAGTAAATATGCAACAATCTCTCAATTTAGCTCTCATTCCTGGGCAGGTGTTACTGGAGATATCTTAATTAACGGTTCCGGTGTAGCAACTATCCAAGCAGGAGCCGTAGCTATCTCAACAGATGTATCTGGATTAGGTACCGGTGTTGCAACCGCTTTAGGTACTGCAATTGGATCAGCCGGTTCTTTCGTAGTAAACGGAGGTGTATTAGGAACTCCATCTTCAGCAACACTAACAAACGCAACAGGACTACCTATTTCAACAGGTGTTTCCGGGTTAGGAACAGGAGTTGCAACCGCTTTAGGAACTAACATAGGAAGTGTTGGATCAGTAGTAGTAAACGGAGGAGCTTTAGGTACACCTTCAAGTGCTACATTAACTAATGCGACAGGACTACCTATTTCAACCGGTGTATCTGGATTAGGAACAGGTATAGCTACTTTCTTAGCAACACCTTCTTCTGCTAACTTAGCATCTGCCGTAACAGACGAAACAGGAACTGGTGCTTTAGTATTTGCTGGATCACCAACGTTTACAGGTACTGCAAACTTTGCAGCAATCTCAACCACAGGAAACGTTACAGTAGCTGGAGATTTAAACGTTGCAGGTACTGCTTCATTTACAAATACAACTAGTGTTCTAGTTGCTGATAAATTTATGTTATTAGCTTCAGGATCAACTACGTTAGCTGACGGAGGTATTATTATTCAAAATGCCGCTGGAGGAGTGGGAACAGCATTTTACCTAGAAGCTACCTCTACCGGAACTTTCGGTCGTTTTGCAGTTACAGGAAGTTTAGGAGCTGGAGCTACCACAGCTACTCCGGACGAATACATGGTAACAGTGAAAGCTGATCAAGCATCTGCTCCATCTGCTGCTCCAACCTTTGGTGGAAGTACTAATGGATCTGGTAACATGTGGACTACAACAGGCGGGGATATTTATATATACAGTTAATAGAAGTTTATGGCATTAAATGCAGAAAATCTAATTATAGGTAATAAAGAAGTTACCCAAGAAAGACATGTTAGTAACGATACTACAGAGAAACTAACCCGAGAAGAGCTACAATTCTTACTCTCTATGATTAAACAATCAACTTTTCAAGGAGAAGCTATTGAAATGCTATATAAGCTTGTAATTAAGCTACAAAACCAGTATATTAGTATAAAATAATTATGGACTATCAAATCGGTTTCACAGTAGAAGAGATCTCAATAGTAAGACAATCTCTAGATATTATTCAGATACAAGGTAAAAGTGCAAGAGTTATTGCTAATCTACAAGATAAGTTTGACGAAGCTATTATGAATATACAATTCACCCTACAGGCTGAAGAAGTAAAAAAGCAGGAAGGGCTTCAAAAGATTATACAAAAAGAAAATAGCACTAAGTCAAAAGCATAAACTATTTATAGTAAATCTACTGTTGGCCCGCAAGGGAAGTAGGCAGCAATACCGCTGTTTCTAACCACAAAAGAGAATAAAATATGCCATCTTGGAAAAAAGTAATCACTTCGGGATCTAGTGCGTTATTACTAAACGTAACTGCATCCTCATTCACAGGTTCATTTACCGGTTCTTTCTCAGGAACAGGTTCTTATGCAACAAGAGCATTAACCGCATCATTTGCTTCTACAGCATCCTATATTAATACTTTAAATCAAAACGTATTAATAACAGCTAGTGCTGCTATAGGAACATCTAGTTTAGGTCCATCTGAAAATACCTTAACATTAGGAGCACGTGATAATAGTAGTGAAGGAGGTCAAATAGGATTTAATGCTCCAGGAGGAACCTATACTTCTGCTTCATTTATTGACCTATATCAAAACAGAATTAGAATACTTAAAGGTACAAATGCCGGTAGTACTGCTGAAGTTGCTAACTGGAGTATGCATAGCCTACAAATGTCACTACCTGCATATAACAACGCATCAGCATTTACAGGGACATCGGTAGCAAATTTAGAAGTAGATTCTGGCGGTAATATAATAACAACCGCACCTGTTACTCCAGTTACAGGGTATACAGGTATCGTTAACATAGCAGGTAATCCCCCCGGACTCCAAAACCTAGACTTTCAGAATGGTATTTTAATAAACGTATTCTAATATTTATTATCAATGATAGTAAATAAGCCTATAAATACATTCATAGTAGGCGAGGTTAATGAAATAGTATGGGATCAAGCTAACGATAATTGGGATACCTTTTATGCCGATAGTGAATATGATCCTACAATTATAAAACCTGAGGATTATTACGCACAGTACTTACTTGCGGAGTTTGGTATAACCGTACCTCCTCCGTATGAAATGCTATGGGATCACGCTATCATTCTAACGATAGGCTTCCCGTCACGGTACGACTCTACTTATGACGAAAGACAAAAACAACAGCGAGACAGTAAGAACAAAGTAAAGCTGATATTTATAATAGATGATTTGGAGAAAATTTTCATAAAAGAAAAGAACGACCAAGTCAAAGTTGAATTTAAAGATAAAGTAGAAAACCTATTAACTGAAAGATTTGGTCAAAAAGTAATATTAGAAGATGTTCAAATTATACACAGATAAAAATAATACCTTCAAGTGTAAAGTCCTAATTGAAGGTGCTAATGAAAGCACAACCATCGCCCGCCTGGTAATAGAAGGAGAGTCTCATAACCTCATGTTTGACGGTAAACTAAAAGAAGGAGTCTGTGAAGTAAACATTGGCAAGTTTAAAAACTTTGATAATTTCAAAAGTAAAGGATCTATAAAGCTAGAAGTTATTGCAGACGATACTTATTTCACCCCGTGGAAATCAGAGTATAAAGTTGAGCAATCTAAGACAGTAGTTGTAGAAGTATTAGAAAATAAAAAAGCTCCAAAAGCGCTTGTAGAAGTTGTGGATGTTTCTTATATTGATAATACTAGTAAGGCTAAAGCTGATGCTGGAGAAGAAATTTATAATTTGCTACTTAGAGAGAATGTAAATTTAAAGAAGTATAAAACTTTATCAGAGTTGCTAACTTATAACATAAAAGCCAACAGACTGGTTAAGAGTTATATTGCAGAACATAAAATCTCCGGAGACAAATTAGATTCAACTTTAAGCTACCTAGTAGATAAGTTTTAAAAAGTTGAATAAGAATGCCTATAGAAACATTCGCCGGTAAAGGCATAAGTAGTACGTATCAACGTGTAGTACAGACGGATGGTACTTACTTGGCCGACGGAACAGGCAGTCTAATAAATAACATAACAATACCTGGGAACCTCGTCGTTAGCGGTACTCTTTATGCACAAAACACAGTTGTAGTTACCCAATCATTCTCTTCAGGATCGAATATCTTAGGAGATGCAGCTGACGACTTTCAAACACTTTACGGAACAGTAAGAATACCGACAGGTAGCTTAACAGTTTCTGGTGCTTTGCAAATAAGCAGTAGTCAAACTAGCTATATTGTAGGGAGCGGAAACGTTGGTATTGGAACTACTGCACCTGATGCTAGACTTACAGTAACGAGTGTATCTGGAGATTTAGCTACGTTTTACAACGGAAGCATTAAACGTACTACTATACAATCTACAGGTGATATATCGTATAATACGAATTATTCTCTAGGACTAGTATGGGGAGCTGCCTCTCTAAAATTTGCCGGACAGCCTGAAGGAGTTCAGGTAATACCTTACTCAGCTAACTATGTTGGATTTTCGATAAAAGGATTCTCCGGACAAACATTCGATTTACAGCAGTGGAAAAATAGTAGCGGAGTCGCTATGAGCGTCGTTAACAACAACGGTAGCTTTGGTATTGGAACTACAAGCCCCTCTGCTTCACTTCACATTTCAGGATCATCCTCTCAGACTTTACTAAGAATAGATTCCCCAGCAACATCAAGTATTATTTATATTTCAGGTAGTGGTGTAATTGGATTTAACCAAACATCAAGCCTGAATGCTCAAGCTACTTTTAGAGGAGTTCAAGGAAGTGTTAACACTACCGAAATAAATACTACTTCTAATGGATACTACGGTTTAAGAACAGATGGACCTGTAAAAGCAGTTAACTACTTTTTTGCTAATGCCGGAGGCGGTTCTATTCAAACTTACACCGGAGTTGATATAATGACTTTTGACAGCTCACGTAACGTGGGTATTTCTGTCTCAAGTTCAATTGGAGCCCGCCTACACGTAAGAGGATCAGGAACAACATCTGCTACAACTGCATTTAGGGTAGATAATGCGAACGCTTCTGCATCATTGGTAGTACTTGATGATAGACAAACAAGAATTACATCAGATGGAGCAGCATTGTATGTAGCTGGAGCTGGTGTTGCACCGTATTCTCAAAATATAGCAGAATTTTGGTATTCGGGGAATGGCAATTCAATTATTATAGCACAACGAAATGGAGTAGCAGGGCTAACTACTAGCCCTAATGCCAACTTACATTTTGACCCGAGTGGATCAGCAGCAGCATCAGTATTTCTAACCGGTAAACAAGTAAGATTTAACAACTTATTCAATAATGGTGCATTAGCATTACAGAACAACGGAGCTACCGGAGAATCTAGATTAGATTTTATTACAGGTAGTACAACAGTAATGTCTGTAAGCGGATCTGGAAACATAGGTATTGGTATTACTAACCCTACTTACAAACTAGACGTTTCCGGCTCAGGTAGATTCACCGCCGGACTTAGTATCACCGGTTCAGCCGGAACAGGATCAGCAGTTACAATCTACAAGTCAGGATCAACTGCTTTAGACATTCAAGGATCTTCCGGACAGTTATTTGCAGTAACAGATTCACTTACCGGTTCTTTATTCTCAGTTAATACGGCGGCCGGTCTTCCGACCATCGAAGCATTTTCTGACAATACAGTCAATATAGGTAAGTTTGGAAGCTACCCAATTAAAGTCGTTTCTTTAGGAACGGCAGCAGCCGTCACAGGTTCTTTTAGCGGTAGTGTCCGAGCAACCTCAATCACATTAACAGGATCGTTAAACGTATCTGGCTCTCAGAACTATGTCGGAGACGTTAACATTAACGGAACGTTAACAGCGACAGTAAAATCGTTCTTAATCGAACATCCAACCCAACCAGGTAAAAAACTACAATACGGTAACTTAGAAGGGCCGGAGCATGCTGTCTACTTCCGAGGAAGATCAACCTCAAGTATCATCGAATTACCTGAAGAATGGACCGGATTAGTAGACGAAGAATCAATAACAGTACAATTAACATCAATCGGTAAATTCCAACCTCTATACGTTAGTAACATAACTAGTACTAGAGTGGAAATCCAAGTGTCTGAACCTATTTCCCTTAACTACCATTACTTGATACACGGAGAGAGAAAGGATATTGATAAACTAATAACAACCATTAGCTAACTATGGCAGACGTAAGAATAACCCCCGCCTCCGGCTCGATACAATTTACTGGTTCAATTGCCGGTGATGTATTAGATTTGATCTACACAGGGTCTGCTTTACAGTTTAACACCGGTTCTACAAACCTAATCCATATAAGCAGTTCAGGATTTGTAGGATTTGGACTTACTGATTTTTACCAGAATAACACTAGTAGTTTTCAAGTAGGTCCAAAAGCCTATTTTACAGACGGTCTACTTGTAGGTTCACAGCAAGTTTTTGAAGGTCCATCAATTAAATTTGAAGACACCGGTTTTAGTATTAACACAAACAACAATATAGGAAGTTACTGGTTTACCTCATTTGGCGGTGTTGCTTTAAGTATCAGATCAAGTAATGGAAACATAGGTATAGGAACCGATAATTACCCATCAAGTGCAAAACTACATGTAAGTGGGGGTAATGCTTGGTTTAATGATGATATTGTTGTAGGTATTAATAATTATACAGCAGGAGGTAAAGTAAAGTTTGTAGATGATTACGGGTTTATGTATGTTGGAGGTGATATTAACACTCAAACTACAACACTGTATTCTGCAACTGGGCCGGTTGAACTAACCAACAACTTCGGGACCGACACCTTCCAGTTAAATAACGGTATCAGATATAAGCGATCTGGGGTTCCTTTCTTTACAGCTACAGCTGATGAATTTACATTTAATCAAAGTCAAGCAACATTTGCTATTACCCCCCAAGGAACATTTAATCTAGGAGTACAGCTAGGACAGAAAGTAAATATCATAGCTCTATACGAGTCAGGAATGGGATGGACCAATTGGTTCTCGATAGATCCGCAAAACGGTTTTGATATATACACCGGTTCAGTTCAATTACTAGGAATAAAACCTAACGGTAATATAGAAATAGGAAGTGCTACTAATCCGAACTCAGTATTATCCGTAACAGGGTCAATAGACATCTCTGGTTCAATAAACACAACAGGGTCAATAAACGTGGCAGGCAACATCTATACTAACGGAACTAATATTCAAGCGCTGTCTATCGCTTATGCAATAGCTTTAGGTTAATCTATATTTATAATAAAATATGTTATACGTAATATACAAACAATTAGAAGGAATGTCTGGTAACTGGGTTGAGAAAATCAACGAGTCTGACGCTATTTATTCTTTTCTAAATAGAGAAGAAGCAGAGAGAATCTGTAAAGTTTTACAAGACGGACATCCTGACGGTATAAAATTTAAAGTTGTAGAGGTTTATAATCCTGAAAACTAATGAAAGTATTATTTGAAAATTATAGCTTTAATGCTGCATCTCAGCAGATAACCTTTAATACTCCTTCAAGTATTTCTTTAGATCAGCTGTTAGTTATTACAAACGTAACTAGAAACATTATTATTTACAATTTTGCAGACCCTAATGCAGGTGGTAGTATATCAAATAACATATTAACATTAAATTACAATACAGCTACAATGTTTGATGGTGATGTACTGCAGATATTCTTAGATAATTCGTTAACACCAGCATCAGATGAAATGCTACAGTCTATTCAAGACCAGACAGAATTACTAGGGAGAATGGTTAAATTATTAGAACCCTCAGCTAGGGTAAGCTCAAACGGTATGCAACAAGTCGATATAGCACAGAGTTCAGGAATTGTTCTAAACGGAGCAATTACAACATACTTCGGATCAATAAGTAATACAGTATCCGCTGCAGAAGCAGCATTTAACGTACAGACAAGAGTAGCATACGCAACATTAAGACAACAACTAGAATTTAGTTAATATGGCATTAATAAATAAATTAAGAAAAATAGTAGATCAACCGGTATGGGAATGGATGCGTTATTCTCCATTTGCATCTGCAGCAACTAATACACTTATTACCCCACCCGTAGCAGATACTGGAAGTCAACACTACCGATACTTCTACGGTACTAACGGTACTGATCAATGGAGATACGATACGTACTCTGATGGATGGTCTTACTTTGGTGCTTTATTACCTAACTCTCCTGCTTCAACAGTGGGAGGAACTTGGAAATCGGATGATGGACACCACGGTAATATGTTGTTTGCAACAGGCAGTGTTGCTACCGGTTCTTTTGTGAACGAACACGCTGTAGTAGGTAATAAGATTAAAATTATAGCAGGTACCGGACTGGGACAAGTTAGAACTATTGTTAGCGCATCAGCTCCCGTTGATGTAGAGTATATGACTTTGACTGGCTGGACTAACTCAGGTACGGGTTTAGGAGCTGTTTCAGATTCATCTAAAAAGTGGGTTGTAAACCAGTGGAGAAACTACCAAGTACTGGTTTACTTAGGTACTGCACAGCAATATGTAATTAGAAAAGTTTTATACAATAATAACGATACTTTATTTTTTGCCAATGCAGAATGGCATGTAATTGATCCTCACCAAGCTTATAATCAACTTTGGGATGCTAACGCAATTACACCATCTACTGCTTACGGTTCAAGAGCAGTTATTCAATATAATACAATTACAGTAGATACTCCATGGTCTGGTTCCTTAGATAAAACTTCTAAGTATGAAATTCAAACCGGTATCATACACAGTGTTCAAAATATTTCAACAAACGGTTTCTTTTTGCATTATTGGTATGATCCAATTTATGCTAACTGGTTCCCTGCTCATGCTTTAACAGGAGTATTACCTTCTTATGTTGCAGGTACTGAATTAGCTATTGAAGGTATTGATACTAAATATACACCTACCTTTGTAACCGGAGCAATCTCCTCTGCTACTGCTAGATCAGTAACAGACTCTACTTTAAACATGGCTCCAAACCAATGGAGTAATTACAGGTTTAAAAATTTAGTGGACGGCCAAGAAAAACACATCATCGCTAACGATGCTACTACTTTTTACTTTAAAAGCGATTGGGATCTGCCGATGAGTGCTGGTAACCAGTTTACAGTAGTACACGATGATGATAAAATGTATATGAACGGAGGAGCCTTCTCAACAATGGCCCAATATTCATTACGTAACAATACGTGGTTCCCTTCTCAAAGATTAGAAGATGGAGTAGTGAATACTGCATATGTAAGACAATCTCAAAGTTTTGAAATGCAGATTCCAATTACCAGTATTACTAGAGCAGGTAACATTGCTACTGTAGCTACAATAACAGGTCATCCTTTTGTAACAGGTGATAGAGTATTTATATCAGGAGCTATTGGAGCTGATTCTCAGTTCTACAACGGCTTTGTAACTGTAACAAGTTCTTACCCACTATCAACAGCTTTAACAAGTACGACTCAACCCACTGCTTTTACATACGGGATGTCAGGTACACCGTCTGCTAACGCTACTTTAAATACACATACTACCTTAACTGTTTTTGATACTTCTAAAAACTGGACAACTAACGAATGGTCAGGTAGTGTATTTCAGATATTCAGCTCTAACCCAACTGCCCCAACTACTACATATAGAAAAATTATTTCTAATACATCCCAGTCGGTTACTTTTGATTTAGCAATTACGGCACCAACATCGGGTGTTTGGGGTTATAATATTATAAACTCAGCATCTTTTGGAGCTAGCCCTGGATTAGACACAACAGGGACAAGCAGTTACTTCTTTACAGGTAGTACAGTCTCAGGAACACCCTTTATATTTATCTCAGCAAGTTTTTCTGCAAGTATAGCAGCTATCCCTCTAGGTGCTCCTATTACCGGTTCAGGTATTGCAGCGAATACATTCTTTAGATCTTGGGAAATTCAACCAACTTCTCCATCATTTATCAGTATGTCTCTGAGTAACAACACAGTAGCCACTGCTGGCAACTTAGTATTTACAGGTAGTTTAGACTTAACTAGAGGGTATGGTATAGCAACAGGTGGTTCAACTACTACGTTAATTGATGCAACTAAATCATGGCCTACAAACTTCTGGGCTGGAGCTCGTGTAAGGATTCTAGCAGGAACTAACACCGGTGCCGAGTATGCTATTACAGCCAATACAACAAACACATTGACTTTTGCATTAGCAACCGCTCCTGATACAACCTCTGTTTACAGCATTATCCCTATTCAACCAAGAGCTGTTGGTAGTGATATGAAATGGGTGTATGGGTTAGGGTCATCTAGCTTACATAACATTAACGATGCAGGAAAATACCTATACTGCTTTGAAGCTAACGGTACTATGAGGTTCCAAAAGTATAACATAGCTACTATGAGGTACGAAACACCGTTCATTACACCATTTAACCACATGACCGGTGAAAACTTATCAACAGGTACAATGTATGCTTATGATGGAAATAACAGAATCTACATCCAACCAAACTCAACAGCTCGTATCATCTACATAGATACAGATAAAGATGTTTCAGAAGTGTCGGGTCAAATCCCAGCGGGTATGTCAACTGCACGCCAAGGAAGAAGATTCTGGGTTAAACAAACCGAAGACGGTCTTAAGTATATGTACATTATGAGACATGCAGATACACCTTGGTGGAGACAGTTAATCTTCTGGTAGGATTTAAGAAAAATACAATATTTATAAGATATAAACTATGGCAATTCAAGTAACAGACACCCTCGAGTATAACTACGGAACTTATACTCAACCTTATTTCCGTTTAACTCTACACTACCCTGTAGCAGGTACTCAAGTACCGGTAGATTGCTTTATGTATCCTTCAAAGGATGCTTACTTGGCAGGTGCAGGTTCGATTGCATGTTGGCCTTTCTATATTGAGACAGCAGAAGCTCCTGAATTAGAGACTGGTTACACAGTAGTAGATAAGTACCTTTACTATGTTACAGCAAAAGTTAAAGAGAGCTTGGAAGCTTCTTATCCCGGTACTACATTTGAGATTACAGGTATTCCAACAGAAGCTCCTGTAGAACCAGAAGTTACTGAACCTACCCAGCCAATAGTTGAAGAAACTCCTAGCGAAGAAACACCAGTTTAATTAAAGTAAAAAATAACGTTATATGGAAAATACAAAGTTAACAGTTGAGGAAGTTGAAAAACTTACCAAGATCCAGCAGGACAATGCTGCAGTTGCAAATGAATTAGGTAATCTTGAGATTACTAAGTTACAAATTGAAGCTCGTAAAAACGAAGTTGTTGATTATTTCAATAAACTTAAAGAAGAAGAGCAGGCTTTCGGAAAAGAACTTTCTGAAAAGTACGGTAACGGATCAATTGACCTTGAGAAAGGTGAATTCATTCCTGCCCAAGCTTAAATAGTACCTTAAATTTGCAAATTACAGACAGGCTCCCACGTGGAGCCTTTCTTGTTTATTCAAATATTTATAATAAAATATGGCTGCAGGAAAATATAACTTATTAATTGAACAAGGAGCAACCTACCAAGTTGAAATACAATACAAAGATTCAAACGGAGTAGCAGTAGACCTTACAGGATATTCAGGAAAGCTACAGATTAGACCTTCAACCGGTTCACCGATAGCGTATATTTGCCTTTCTAGTTCCTTACAGCCAGACGGAACAGGATTGAATTTCTCAGGGTCTTACGGTACCACTCCTCCAACATCTGGATCGATCGGGATTTATATTTCGGCTATCTCATCCTCTTTGTTAACCTTTGATACAGGGGTATATGACTTAGAAATATCTAGCGGATCTTTTACAACCAGATTACTTCAAGGGAATGTTCAATTATCGAAAGAGGTAACAGTCGCAACTTGCTAATATGCCAACCGTAAATGCAAATAGTCCAAACAATACGGTAACAGTAGTTCCTGTACAAAATAATATTGTTGTTATAACAGACTCTGATGCAAATCAGATCACGGTTACTCAACCTATTACAAGAACTATTGAAGTTGCTGCTTTAGGACCACAAGGCCCAGTTGGCCCGCAAGGTCCGTCAGGTAGCTTTGATAACATCTCCGGTTCATTCGTAACTACAGCATCTTTTAATGCTTTTACAGCATCTTACAATACAGGATCTTTTACCGGATCTTTTACCGGTTCAGCTGACTTAACTAGCTTTACAGCATCAAATGCTTTTGTAACAGGAAATGTTACTGTATTAGGAACAGCATCAATTAATACGTTAATTGTAAATCAAACTCAACTATCAACCGGGTCGAATCAATTAGGAGATGCAGCTAATGATACTCAGACTCTATACGGAACCGTTAGAATCCCGACAGGAAGTTTTACCGTTTCCGGTAGTTCTTACTTCACAGGAAGTCTTAGTTTAGGAACAGGTACTGTGTTATATGGAGACACAGCAAATTCTTCACTTATTCTTGATCAAACAACAGGTGCGTATCTAAAATACGGAACTACTTCAGACATAGGACTTTTAGGGTCTATAACTAGACTAAAAGCATCTAATACAGTACAATTACAGACAGGCACAACAACACATTTACTTGTATCTTCTTCAGGTAATGTAGGTATTGGAACAACAACCCCTGAAAATATAGGTAGTACAACAACATTAACTATAAACAACACTCTAACCGGTGGTGGTGCAGTCTCTTTCCAAGTTGGAGGAGTTAGAACAGGTTTGGTAAACGGTAATGATAACTACCTTACGTTACAATCTTATGCTTCAAGAGCATTATCCTTAGGGTATAATAATAATAATACAATTGTTGTAAATACAAGTAATAACGTAGGTATCGGAACTGCTTCACCTACATATAAATTACAGGTTAATGGTTCTGTTTACTTTAATGGTAGTACAAATGATTTTTACGTAGATGGTATTTCCAGATTTGGAGGACTTAACTCATATAATACTGTTATTACTAATAGTGGTAGTGTCGGTATCGGAACTACAACTCCAACAGCTCGCTTACATGTAGTAGGTACTGGATCAACCTCAGCAACTTCAGCATTTCTAGTTCGAAACTCAAACCTTTCAGCTTCAATGGTTATCAAGGATGATGGTTTCGTAGGTATCGGAACTGTCTCTCCGACAGGTAAAGTGCATATAACTCCATTCCCATCTTATTATACTTTAGTAGTAGGTAGATCAAACGGATATTCAAGCATTAAAGCAAGCACGGATGATGCCTTATCTACAACTTTAGCTTTAGACTCAGCAGGAGGTGCAACTATACTTAACCATTACGTATCAGATAACGTTTGGCTTGTAACAGGAGGAGGTAGTGTTGGTGTTGGAACGAATGCACCTACCGCTCGTTTACATGCTAAAGGAACCGGAACTACATCAGCAACAACAGCCTTTAGGGTAGAAAACTCAAACACTTCTGCTTCAATGGTTGTATTAGATAACGGATATGTAGGAATCGGTACCGCAGCTCCTTCTTATAGCTTAGATGTATACGGTAGTTACCACCAGTACCAAGTCCAAGGACAACTTGCCCGATACGATATTAGTTCAGCCAACGCTAACCAAAACAGAGGAGTTTGGGATTTTTATACAAACGTTGCTGTAGCACCAGATTTCTTCGGAAGGTTTGGATTTAAATTTGAAGGAGGTGTATCTGATTCATTTAAACAGTATCAAATACATATAGGAGACTCAACTACTCCAAAATTTATAGTAGACGGAGCAGGTAGGGTTGCGATCGGAACAATAACCCCCGCAGCCTCTCTTCATATCTCAGGTTCATCAGGATCAGTATTATTAGAAGTAGATTCAAATTCTACTCCGAATATTTTATATGTTAGCGGATCAGGTAATATTGGTATTGGAACAAACTCACCCCAAAGACGTTTGCATGTAGATGCATCTGGTTCAGTAAACCCAGAGTCCCCATTACTCCTAACCTCAGTAAATACAGTTAGTAATAGGGTAGGTATTTTATTTGCTTCCTCAAGTGTATCAGCAGGTAAACAACATTACCTATATCACAGAGTCAACGGGCCTGTAGTTGAATGGATACTAGGAATGGGAGCTGGGGAAACAGGCATTTGGAGATTCTTACCACAGGACAATACTAGCTACGGAGTAAATATATTAGCACCATTTAACGGAGGAACTACTTATATAACAACAGGAATAAGCCAATCTTTATTTTCACTAGGGGCAGGAGGTCAGACAAACCAGCATATTAACATAAGTTCTTCCGGTTTTGTCGGTATTGGAACAACAACCCCAACCGCTAATTTAGTAGTTTCTTCCGGTTCAGCACCTACCTTAAAATTAGAAAACACAGCCAATATAGCAACTACAGGATGGGTAGGGACCACGATAAGTTCATTAGAGTTTTCAACCACCGACCCTACTGCCCCTGGAACTTATGCAAGAATATCAGCTGTAGGAGGTTCCGGATCTGCCGGAGGCGGTTTAGAAGGTGATTTAATATTTAGCACAGCACCCCTCAATACTCCAAACAGTATTGCTGAAAGAGTTAGAATAAACTCAATAGGTAACGTAGGTATTGGAACTACAACACCAGGTAGTTTACTTACAGTAGCCGGGGCAGTAAGTGCTTCGTCATTTAACGCTAACTTTGCTGTAGTCTCTACTCGAGCATCTAAAGCCGATTTTTACGGATTTACAGGACCAACACTAAGTTACTACAACGGGGTAAGTATTGTCCCTGCATTAACTGTAAACTCAACCGGAAACATAACAATCAATACTACAACAGATTCAGGAGCAAAACTAGCAGTCAGAGGAGCAGGATCAACATCGGCAACCACAGCACTCAGAGTAGAAAATGCTAACGCTTCTTCTTCCTTAACAATCACAGACGATCTAACATCAAGATTCTACGGAAACGTCGGTATAGGAATAATTCCTTCTGCTTCCCTACACGTAGTAGGAAACACAATCTTTTCAGGTTCAGCAGGAACAGGATCTGCATTCTCAGTATACAAATCAGGATCAACAGTAATGTCGATCCAAGGTTCTCAAGGTGAATTATTTAGCATTACAGATTCATTATCCGGTTCATTATTCTCAGTAAGTAACATTTCAGGATTACCAATCCTGGAAGTATTCTCAGACAATACTGTCCTGTTAGGAAGTTACTTAGATCCAATGTTAATGACTACCCAACGGGTAACAGCAAACTCTGGATCAACAGTAATCTACGGTCTACCAACTTCTTCTTACGACGGAATATTTGTTGATTACGTAATTAGATCCGGCTCTAATGCAAGAGCAGGTCAATTTATGGGAATGTGGTCAGGTTCAACTACTACATACACAGACAATTCAACTACCGATTTTGGATCAACATCAGGATTCATTTTCGGATTAATAATCTCAGGCTCTAATATGGTTCTGACAGGTTCTGCAAGTACCTCAGGATGGACAGTTAGGGCTGGTATACGATCAATATAAAGTTATGGCATTTTCATATTCACCTAAGATAGTAACAGATGGGTTAGCACTGTATTTAGATGCAGCTAATCCTTATTCGTATGTTTCTGGATCAACAAACTGGAATGATGTATCAAGATCCCAACTGAGCGGATCTCTGCTCAACGGACCAACATTTAATACCGGGTCGGGAGGTTCAATTGTTTTTGATGGTGTAGATGATAGTTGCTATATTGGAGAATACCCAAATTTAGCATTAACTCAACTTACTCTAAGTATATGGTGCTACCCTACAAATGCTGAAGCTGGTGGTCAAGCTAGAATGATTGCTGGAATGAATGATGTTCTTGGATGGCAGTATGGCTACGGGATATTTACGTACCCTTATATAGGACAAGGACCACAGGTTAATTTTTTTATTAACAGTGGAGCAGGGCAAGATTACGTACAATATCTAATAAGCAATAACCGGTGGTATAATTTCACAATGACTTTTAACGGAACAACCCAATTAGCATATTCTAACGGGGCTTTGATTGGAACTAAATCTAGAACATTAGTATACGATTCTAGAAATCGATTTACAGTCGGAAGTGGATACCTATACAATAGTCCCTTCACGGGGAATATTGCTACAACATCACTATACAACCGTGCACTTTCAGCCTCAGAAGTCTTACAAAACTACAACGCAACCAAAGGAAGGTTTGGTTTAACATAAACTATGGCAGGCAGAATAGCGTATTTAGGAAATATAGTAACACAGGGTTTAGTATTAAATCTTGATGCTGCCAAAAGAGAATCTTATCCTGGAACAGGTACATCTTGGAATGATTTATCCGTAAATGCAAGTAGAGGCACACTAACTAACGGACCTGCTTTTAGTTCTGCTGATTACGGAAGTATTGCATTTGACGGAGTAGACGACTATGCGAATATACCTGATAACTCAGATTTAAGATTAAACGGAAATTTTACTATAAGTTTATGGCATAGAGCAATAACAATGGTAAACACATACCCAGGACCTATATACAAAGGAAATTCTGGTCCCGCCGGAACAGGTTATATAATGTTTTATACATCTATAAGTAATGGAGATATGTATTTTAAGAGACAAAACCAAACCTTCACTTTAACTAGCGCCACAAGTACTTCTTGGAAGCATATAACTTTTACTTACGATGGAACTAGTGTAAGAGGCTACTTAAACGGAGTATTAGGAGCTACATTCTCAGGAATTACTTTCCCAACAAACACGGACACAAGTGCACTTCAACTAGGAAGAGCAGATAATTTCGGTAACGGAGCTGTTGGGAATTTAACAATGTATAATAGAGCCCTTTCTCAAGTAGAAATAACCCAAAACTATAACGCATACAGATCAAGATACGGAATATGAGTACATTAAACGGAGGACCGGGTACTATTGTAACTAATGGATTAGTGTTCTATGTAGACGCTGCAAACCCCACATCATATACTTCAGGATCTTTAGTTTGGACTGATCTAGCAAATAGTGGATATTCTGGTTCTTTAATTAATAATGTTGGATATAGTACTGCGAGTTTAGGAACATTAACTTTTTTCACAGGTTCAGGTAGTTTTGTTAGAATAACACAAAATGCTAACTTTAATCCTATCTCACAAGACAGTCAATCATTTAGTATATCTTGCTGGGTTAAGGGAGCTATAACTAGTAGTGGTAATGTTTTAATAGGTCAAGATTGGGATAGTACAGGAGGAGGATGGAATGCTTTACGACTACGGCCAGAAGTTATTATATTTCAAATAGGAAATAACAGTGCCGGAACTACAGCTACTGATTATTCTAATTTACTATCTACAACTACTTTTAGACACTATACTGGAGTTTATAACGGTACTCAAGTAATCCTCTATACCAACGGAATACCGGTTAGTACTGTCAGTACGGCATTCTATCCTAATTTAAATAATCCAATAAAATCTTGGACAATTGCCGGCAACTACGAGAGAACAGCACCAAGTGATGCTTCCTTCCTACAAGGAGAAATTCCAATAGTGCAATTTTATAACCGAGCATTATCAGCTTCTGAGATACTTCAAAACTACAACGCACATAAAAGTAGATTCGGACTATAGTTTATATTTATAATAGATCCTGGATAGGGAAAGGATAAACTTATGCCAAACGAATTTATAGCACGCAACGGGCTTATTGCCCTCAACAATACGACCATTACTGGATCTCTATCTATAGGAGGAACTCAAACAGCGACAGGTTCTATAGCTAGAGCTATATTTATTGGTCCTGTACTGTCTGCTTCGGCAAATAGTGATAATCTAATTACTTTAGATATACAACCTACTTACAACACAGGTTCATTCACAGGAGTATCTAGAACAGCCATAAGATTCCCAAACCAAACCTATTTTCAATCAGCAAATACGTCTGGAACTTACTACAATATTTTTGGAGTAGATATAAACAACTTTGCATTTTTTGGAAATGCTAGCTTAAACGCTGTATTTGCCGGAAGTAATTTAAGCTTTTCAGGTAACGTAATCTCATTTGCAGGAGGAGGATCCGCTACTTTTATGCAAGTAAAAGCATCAACCTCAGGAAATACAGCTTTTGGTAATTATAGTTTTACACTTCCTGACAATGGTTACAGAGTTCAAGTTTATGCTTCTAATGCAGTATCCGGCTCATTATACATTTCAGGATCAGCTTCTCAAATACTAACAAGAATAGATTCAGATGTTTCTTCTAGTATTTTATTTATATCAGGATCAGGGAGAATAGGAATAGGAACTGTAAACCCTACAGGATCATTACATATTGTTGATGGTGGAATAGGAGCTATTAGTTCTCTACAAGTTAATACTTCATTTAGAGTTACAGGAGACGGTCAAATTAGATGGGGAGCTGCTATGAACCAAGGTTTAATAACCTGGGATACTGGTAGAGTTATGGTAGGCGGGTTAGGAAGTAATAACTTAGACCTTACTGCCGGAGCAGCAACAAGAGCTAGATTAGATACGTCGGGCAATATGGGCATAGGGACAGCATTAGGAACTATTTCTGCCCGTACTCATATAATAGGAGCAGGAACAACATCTGCGACTACAAACTTCCTACTTCAAAACTCAACACCGTCTACTTTATTAACTATTTTAGATAACGGACAGTACACATATTCCGGTCCGTTACTTACATTAGCATCATCTCAATCTGGTTATGTAATATCACAATCAATATCTTCTTCAAACACAGTAGGAGGTCAAGTATACGGAGTAAACATCACCCCAACATTCTGGCAGACAACAGCATCTCAAACCGAGACAGCATTCAGGGTAGCAGCTACATTTAATACTTCTTCAGTATTTGCAACCGGAGGGACAAATATAATTGCAGACTTTGGAGCAAGTTCTGTTGGTTCTCAGTTAACAGTAACAGATGTAACTTCCGGATCAATTTACATGGTAAATGATGTTTCCGGCCTACCGATCATAGAAGCAACTTCTGACTGGACAGTTAACATGTATAACTTTCCAAACCTAGTATTCCAAAAAACAGGTTCACAGGTTAACATAAACGGAACTTTGAGAGTTAGTGGAAGCTTTATCTTACCTTTATCTCAATCAGTATCACCACAAACCGGATCAGCTTACTGGTCAGGTTCTTTCCTGTTTGTTTGGGATGGATTACGTTATAGAAGTTCAAGTTTTGCATAATCATGGCAATTTATAAAAATACACCACCTATAGTAACTAATGGGTTATCAATCCATATAGATCCGGCTAATAGACAATCCTACACAAGCGGATCAAGCACAATTAGAAACTTATCTACTACATATACAGGCAGTATAACAATAATATCACCAACCAGTCAATCCTTTGATGGATATTCTTTAACAGTAGTATCAGGCAGTAGTGTTGGAGCAATACAGTACCCGGGTAATGATCCTTTTTTTAACAGACAAGAAGCTACAGTTGAATTATGGGTAAAGCCTCCAACGGCTGTACAAAACGTTGATAGTCCAACTCTCTATTTTGGGGGTGGGACATCTAACAGTTTAATAGCATTGTATAGAAATACAACCACTGCTACTGACACATATACTTGGTTAATGTACGCTACAGGATCTGCCGGCTTATTCCCTTACGTAACTAGCTTTCAATACACCCCATATCAGTGGTATCAAACAGTTTTATCATACAGTTCAACAGGAACTGTATCTGTGTATATTAACGGTGTATTGCGAAATACTCAAACCTTTACAAATTTTACTCAGTGGAGTTTAACAACAGGAAACAATGTTGGGTTTGGAGCATCCCTTTCAGGAAGACAGAACGGATCAATCAGTACAATGAGATATTATACTAGAGCATTATCTCAAGCTGAGATTACTCAAAACTATAATGCAACTAAAACAAGATTTGGATTAACATAAAGTTATGTATTACGGAACACCGCCTATAGCAACCAACGGATTAGTATTTTATGTAGATGCTAATAATCCTCAATCCTATATAGGAGATAGGAATATATTAAATCCATATACATGGACTGTATCATCAGGAAGTATAGGTCTATTTAACCAAAATGGTGCTACAGATGAAAATAGACGGGCATACGGAACCGATCCTTTTGGTAAAAGTTCTGTACTGTGGTCAACCTTCCCTCAAGGTTTAAATAACGACGATGGAGGTTGGAACACAAACAATCTACGTATTAATCAAGATCAACTATATAGATTTTCAGTCTGGGTAAAAAGAACCTCAAATACAACTTCTGGAAATTTTTACTTAGGTATTTATGGCAAGAACTCTGCAGGAAATAACATCGGAGTTGTCCGTTTAGATAATGGAGTTACAGAATTAAATCCTTATTGGGATTGTCCTAATATTGGAACATTTACAAAGGATATTTGGTATTTAGTAGTAGGGCATGTTTATCCTGTAAATACTACAACTACATCAAGTCATTCTGACAGTGGTGTTTATACAATCGCAGGAGGGAAAGTAAGAAACAATGACGGGTGTAGTACAGGAGGGGATGTTAGATGGCAAACAGGAAGTATTTTTACCAACCACCGCACATATCATTATTATTCAGCAGACTCCTCCAGCCAAATTCAGTTTTTTGATCCTAGAGTAGATTTGTGTGATGGTACACAGCCTTCTATAAACGACTTATTAACAGATAGAACAAGAACTTGGACCGACTTAACAAACCCTATAGTATCGGGATCATTAATAGGAACCGGTTATGATAATAGTAAAAAATGTATTTTATTTACAAGTTCAAGCAATTCTACTTGTGTATTCAACAACATAGACACTATGAACTTTAATACTGGAAGTTTTAGTATTGAAGTGATGGTGAAGTTAACAGCAACAGCATCAGGAACAGTAAATACTTTATATCAAAAAAGAACCGGTACAGGTGGAATTGGAAGCGCACCTGGGTATCAGTATAGAATGTTAAACGGCAACACAACTAATGCTTCAACTATTATTTCGGTTGATAATGGAAGTGGTAATACAAACAATGCTACTGTCCCTTCAGGATTAAGCGGTGGATTCCCATACTATACTTTTATACATTCAGTATTAACGTTTAATAGTGCTAGTCTTAAACTATCAGAATATAGAAACGGAGTATTAATTAATCCCGAAAGTTTAAATAGCGGAGTAATGACCGGGTCTTTTTATAATAATAATCTACAGTTTAGAATAGGAAAAAATGACGGTAATTCATTAGACGGTGAATATTACTTTGTGAAGGCATATAATAGAATATTAACTCAAAACGAAGTTATGCAAAACTATAACGCAACTAAAACAAGATTCGGTTTATAATATGGCAATTCTAACAAGGAGTAGTGTAGTAACAAACGGGTTAGTATTAAACTTAGATAGTTTAAACCCACAATCTTTACCTGTAGATCCTACAGTTAACCTACTTTATACAAGCAGTACTTATACTCCATCTACTCAAAATCTAACACTCTATACATCCTCCTCTATTATAATTCCTAATTCGTATTTTAGAATTACATCCTCTACTTTTATTCCTCCGTATACCGGTGGAAGTTTACGTTTGAATATTCCGTTAAATGTATTAGCTAACGGTAAACCGTATACTCTTTCTTACAAGTATCAAATAGTTTCCGGGTCGCAGTTTCAAATGAATGACTGGTGTGATACTACATTAACTAATGTTGTTGATATTAATTATGGAAGTTACAGGTATGCCTCCGCAACTGGGACTAGGACCACATATGATGCTACATTTAGATTCATGGATTTTAATATGAGTGAAAATACTATAGTGGATATATGGGATATGCAACTTGTACAAAATACATACTCTCCTCTGTTTACTACATCCTCCCTAACAATTTGGCAAAATCTAGCAAGACCAGGTAATAATACAGTTTTAACGAGCAGTTCCTTATCAGGATCTATCCCTCAATATAATTACTTAAATGAAAGAGTTTTAAATTTTGACGGTATAGGTAGTTACGCCAACACAGGGTTAGATTTAAGATGGGGTACCGGAAGTAGTGTTTCTATTGAAATGTGGCTAAAAAACGGACTTTCATCGACATCAGGCCCTTTTATAGGTACTACTAACTACATGTGGCAAATAAGACAAGGCATCGACCAAAGCCCTAGCACTGCAATAACCTATGTTTATTGGGATAGTACAGGCAACCATACTAACGGTCCTGTTTTGTATGTCAATAACTTTTTCGATGGTGGGTGGAAACATCTTACTATGACATGGGACAGCGGAAGCTCAACAACCAGCCTTTACAAAAATGGAGTTTTACAGACCGCTCAAACATCATCAAATGCAGCCGTAAATAGAAATGTAGCCGATACTGTAAAGATAGGAGGAAATATCTACGGATGGGGCGCAGGGACAAACTGGAGTGGTTCTATATCAAATGTAAAAATCTATAACAGAACATTAACAGCCCAAGAAGTTCAACAAAACTACAACGCTCTTAAAACTCGCTTTGGTCTAACCTAAAATATTTATACTATATGTACGACAATAGAGAATTTATGATTTTTTCATGCAGTGAACTAAATCAGATTGATTTCACCCAAGTTTTAGAAACCTCAGAAGAGACAGTTAGAAAATCAGTTGACGGATTAAAAACTTTTGTCAAATGGAACGGGCCTATTCCCGAAAGTGTTCTTATATTAGAAACAAAAGAAGGACCTTATACCTACGAGGAAATGCTAACTATTCTAGCAGGACCGGATTGGACAGATCCAAACCCACTCCAAGCCTAAATGAGTTTTTCAAACGGACCCGCCTCAATAACAAATGGATTGATCTTAGCATTAGATGCCGGAGATAGGAATTCGTATGTTTCCGGGTCTACTACCTGGCTTGATTTAGTAGGAACAAATAACGGAACGTTACTTAATGGACCCACTTTTAGCTCCGGATCAGGAGGATCGATTGTGTTTGATGGGACAAACGACACTGTTAGTATTCCTTACAGTACAGCTATAGACCCAATACCGGCAATTACTCTAGAAGCTTGGGTCTATCCGACAGACCTAACCACAGTAAGGTATCAAGAACTCTATAGAAAAGAAATTAGTGCAGGCAGACATTTATTCTCCTTTCAGGAATATGGTACGATCCTATCTTTCGGGACATGGACTACAGCCTACAATGAATTAGATGTACCTATAACATCTTCTAACTACGTTAACAGGTGGAATCAATTTGTAGCTACCTATACCAATGGATACAAAGCTGTGTATGCTAACGGTGCTTTAATAGGATTGGATATTGGAATTACAGGAAACTTAACACAAGGAAATGCAACTTCTTATATCGGAAGTAATCAAGGAAGCAGTGAATATTTTAAAGGAAATTATACCTGCTTCAGGATGTATAATAAGTCGTTTACTGCTGCCGAAGTTCAACAAAATTTTAACGCCTTAAGAGGAAGGTTCGGATTATAATATGGGAGTAGCAGGTGGACCAAATTTAGTGGAAGACGGGTTAGTACTTGCCCTTGATGCATCAGATAGAAATTCTTATGTATCTGGATCAACTACCTGGATAAATTTAAGCGGGAATAGCTATAATGGAACTTTAACTAACAGTCCTACATATAATTCAGATGGCGGCGGTTCAATTGTATTTGATGGAGTAGACGACTTTGTTTCATTACCGATCAACTCAGCTTTTAATACTCCAAGTGTTACTTTTGAAATATGGGCAAATTTACAAACAATTAATGACAGGCATATTCTATATTTAAACTGGAGTGGAAATTCTTTAGAGGCAAATAGTGATAGAAGTGTAACAATGTATAACTACAGCTCAGCAGGAGGACAATTAGGAGCAAATACAGGAGCAGGAGTTTTTCAATGGGATAGATGGGTTCATTTTGTAGGTATATATGATGATGCTGCCCAAACTTTAAGAACATACATAAATGGAGCTTTATCAGGAACTAGAACATCAACCCCATCAACTACCTACAGCGTAGGAGTCCATAAAATATCAGGAACTGATTATGGGGGTGAAATAAAAGGAAAAGTTTCTATCGCTAGACATTATAATAGAGCTTTGTCTCAACAAGAAGTCCTTCAGAACTACAACGCAACTAAAACAAGATTCGGTTTATAATATGGCAACTCAATACGCAAATGGAAAAATAGTAACAGACGGACTTGCGGTATGTTTAGATGCAGCCGATAGAAACTCCTATGTTTCCGGATCAACTACTTGGTTTGACCTAAGCGGTAACAACAGAAACTTTACTTTAGATTCAGGAATAACTTGGAACTCGACCGGGTATTTTAACCTAGTCACTAATGTAGGGGCAACATACAGTGGATCAATACCTAATTCAACTACCTGTACACTAGTATTCTGGATAAGGAGTACTGAGCTACAGTCTTTATTTTGGGCCGGTAATGATGGGAATTACTACGTAGGAGCTTATAGAGTAGGTAATAAAGAATATTGGAGTAACGCAGGCACACCGGAATTTTTTATGGATGCTGTAGATACACCCAATATCTATGATTATTTTCCAAACGGACAATGGCATATGGTAGAATTTAAAGGCGTTAACCTGAGTGCTTGGACTTTACACAGATTTAACAAATATACTAGCTATATGTTTACCAATGGAGCTCTAGGGTCTATTTCAATATATAACAGAAACTTAACAGCCGGAGAAAGCCTTCAAAACTACAACGCACAAAAATCACGTTTCGGCCTATAACAATATTTATAACAAATGGCACTTACATTATCAAAAACAGGTATAACAAACGGATCAACAATTCAGGTAGGACACGTTACTCAGTCTATTGATGCTTTTACAAAGCAGGCAGCTTATGATATCACCCTATCAGGTTCACTAACCTTAACCGGTTCAGTTTCTTCTCAGAATGGATTTACTGGATCTTTGGTAGGTAATGCAAGTACCTCAACATCAACCTCTGGAATGACGAGTTACTATACTCCTTCCGGATCAGTAGTAGGTGTTGCCGGAATATTAAAAGTATTTGCCGGTGCAGGTAAAACAGGAGGAAGTCTTCCGTATACTTCTATCGTAACAGTAAGTCCGCTTGACCTAACAGGTAAAACCTTAAATCAAACTTTATTCTTAGGTATTGCTCCTTCACAGTCTGGAGCCACAGTAAGTGCAACTGTTAGCAGCCCAACATCAATTACTTTTGTAAGCAACGTAGCAAACGTAGATTTTACTTTCGTAGCAACTTACATTTAAGCCCATACTATTTATTAGTATATGGCTAATGCTCAAATCTGGCCCGGTTCATCCTCATTCTTTCCCGGAAATACTCCATTCGGTTTTTACGACTATGATTATCAATTTCAGATAGATGCTGATAAGGTAGCTGATTTCTGTGCAAGAAGATTAGGATACCCATTAGTAGATGTTGAATTACAAGCTACAAACTTTTATACAGCTTTTGAAGAAGCAGTAACTACTTACGGAAATGAAATCTATGCATTCAAAGTAAGGCAGGATTATCTTTCAATGGAAGGAGCTTCTACGGGCTCTAGCTTCAATAATGCAGTTATCCAACCAAACTTTGCATCCATTGTCAGAATGTCTGCTCAATACGGAGAAGAAGCAGGAGTTGGAGGAACAGTTACTTGGTATACAGGTTCTTTCTATACAACAGCCTCAGTTCAAGATTATGATATGAATGCTTGGGCAGCTTCTTCTGCTTCCTTAGCACCTGGAGATACGATTGAGATTAAGAGGGTATTCTACGAAGCACCGCCGGCCATCGTTCGTTACTTTGATCCTTATGCAGGAACAGGTACAGGTATGATGAACCTACTAGATACTTTTGGATGGGGTAACTACTCACCAGCAATTAACTTCCTTCTGATGCCAATCAATTATGATCTTCAGAAGATTCAAGCTATTGAGTTTAACGATCAAATCAGAAAATCAAACTATTCTTTTGAATTAGTAAATAATAGATTGAGATTATTCCCAATCCCAACAGTAAACGAAGGAAGGATGTTCTTTGAGTATATTAAAAACTCAGAAAGAAACAATCCAGTAATGGCAAATTCATCAGCATTAGTTTCTAACGTTTCCAATGTTCCTTATACTAACCCTAACTACACTCAAATTAATTCTATAGGAAGACAGTGGATTTTTGAATATACACTTTCATTAGTAAAAGAGATGCTAGGGTATGTAAGAGGTAAGTACACCACGGTCCCAATCCCAGGAGCAGAAGTTACCTTGAATCATGCAGATCTGATCACTGCGGCTACTGCAGAGAAGAACTTGCTATTAGATAGATTAAGAGCTTACTTGGAAGAAACTTCAAGAGAAAAGTTACTTGAGAGAAGATCTTTAGAAGCTGATTATAAACAGAAGGAACTTAACATGGTTCCACAACCAATATTTATAGCATAACATGGTACAGTTAACGAACCTACTAAATGAAGTAACCTACTCAATGTACCAAAGTTTGGTATATGTTGAATTCTCAGACGAAACCAACGTTACTGATATTGCTCAGTTGATTAGAGGTTTGAGATACGTTACTGTTGTAAACAACAAAACAGATAAAGAAGATCTTAATCCAAGAGGATTGCTCCAATTGAAAGTAATTACAGTAAAACCTGGACAAGAAACTTTTGAGTTGATTAAGAAAGAAGCATTATCTACTATTCCTACTTTAAAGAAATTTAAGTATAGTATCAAACAATTACAAAAAATTGAGGAGATCTAAAGTTGGCATTATTCGGAAGACAGAGAGACGTTTTATTGATCAATAGTATCAACCGTGAGTTATTACCCGACATTATAACTCAACAGGTAGGGTATTATAAAGTGTCTTTAGGAGCTTCACAGACGAATATGTATGGAGAAGCTATCGACAAGTTCTTTAGTCAACCAGCTTTACTAAACTGCTTAGTAACAAGAGGAGATCAGAACTGGGATGCAGCTAATGGATTTGGACCAGATCTAAACAGAACAGTTTCTTTTGCATTCTTCTTAGAGGACTTAAGAGACCTTCAGATTCTTCCAGAGGTTGGAGATGTTATTTTCTGGTATGAAAACTACTATGAAGTTGATGGAGTGGTTGATAACCAATACTTTGTAGGAAAGATACCGGAATACTCGTATTCTGAAGGTCTGAATCAATTTGGTTCATCAATTAGTATCATTTGTTCAACTCACCTTGTACCTGCGGATAAACTAGGTATAACCAAAGAAAGAATGTAATGGCAGATAAGATTAGAAAACCGGTACCAAAGAACCAGAGAGAAATTTCTATCTCTCAACAAACCCCATTGTTGGATAATCCAAACGATGCTGTGGTACCATTGCCGGTATTTGCCAACCAAAACGATCCAGCTACTGCTAAGACTTACCGTGCAGAACAGATCTCAGTTAAAGGAGATACTGCTAAAGAATATACAGTAGGGATTGGAGATATAGATGAAACTATTGCGTATTACTTTAATAACGTAATTAAACCTCAAGTATATCAGAACGGAACCACAATTCCAGTACCAATCATTTACGGAAATCCTGAAAGATGGAAAGCAGTTCAGAAAGACGGGTACTATAGAGATAAGAACGATAAAATTATGGCACCTATCATTATGTTCAAAAGAACATCTTTAGATAAGTCCTATGTCGTTGGAAATAAGCTAGATGCTAACAATCCTCAAAATTATGCTATTGCAGGCAAATCTTACCAAAAAGGAAATGCATACTCTAATTTTGATTTATTAAATAATAGAAAGCCTGTAATCTCCTACCAAGCAGTAGTTATTCCGGATTATGTAACTATAAACTACGAATGTGTAATCTGGACTTATTATATTGAGCAGATGAACTCAATAGTTGAATCCATCAACTACGCATCAGATTCTTATTGGGGAGATCCTAGTAGGTTTAAATTCCGTGCCCGGATTGATAGTTTTAACAATAACGAAACAGTAAATCAGGGTGAAGAACGTTTGATAAGAACGGCGTTCAACATTAAAATGTACGGTTATATTATACCCAATGCTATAAACAAAGAATTAGTGTCTACTAAGAAGTTTTTCTCAAAAGGCAGGGTGAATTTTACTACCGAAGTGGTAAGTGATATCAACGACGTTCAATAACTTTTTGAAGGTCTATTTACTATTTATATTAGAACTATCTAACAAACTAAAATAAAATGGCAGAAACTTTATTATCACCTGGTGTTTTAGCAAGAGAAAACGATCAGTCGTTCTTGACCGCCCAGCCTATTCAGGCCGGAGCAGCCATCCTAGGACCTACAGTTAAAGGCCCTACAGTACCGACTATTGTTACTACTTACTCACAATACCAAAACACCTTTGGAACCCTGGTACAATCAGGTTCAGATTTCTATACCTACTTTACCTCTATTGCAGCATACAATTACTTCCAAAACGGCGGTGATTCTTTGTTGGTAGGTAGAGTTACAAACGGTACTTATACAGCAGCTACATCGTCTATGATCACCACAGGGTCAGGCGGACCTACTACAGGATTAGCTCCTTTTGTATTAGAGACCTTGTCAAAAGGAACTATCATGAACAGTACTTCAACTGAAGGTTCTAACAACACGTTAGCTTCAGGATCAGCTGATAACCTAAGGTGGGAAATTGTTTCTCCTAACTCAGCATCAGGAACTTTCTCTTTGTTAATCAGAAAGGGTGATGATACTGCTACTTCTAAAGTTGTTTTAGAAACATGGACTAACCTATCATTAGATCCTAAAGCCTCTAACTACATCGCAAGAGTAATTGGAGACCAGACTCAAAACATTGCAACAGACGGTTCAACTTACTACATTCAGACTTCTGGATCTTACGGTAATGCTTCTTCTTATGTAAGAGTAAAAGCTGTTAACTTCCAAACTCCAAACTACTTTGATAACAACGGAACTGCTAAGAACCAATTCACTGGATCTATCCCAACTGCTTGTTCAGGTACTTTCGGTGCAGCTACAGGAACTCCTTTTGCAACCGGTAGACAAGCTTTCTTCTACGAAAACGCTGGTTTAACTGCTAACGCAGATTCACAAGGTGTTACAGGAAGTGATTACACTGTAATGTTAAACCTACTTGCTAATGCTGATGAATATAGCTACAACGTAATTTCAATGCCTGGTTTGAACAGAGTAAGTGCTGCAGCTCAAATCTCTACATTGGTTAGCAATGCACAGAATAGAGGAGATAATATTGCAGTAGTTGATATGGCTCCTTATGGAACTGCTTTAACTACAGTAACAGGTCAAGCATTAGGAATGGATACTTCTTACGGTGCAACTTACTGGCCTTGGGTACAAGCAGCAGAACCTACTACAGGTAATGCAGTATGGGTACCAGCTTCTACTTTGATCCCTGCAGTTTATGCTTTCAACGATAACTCAACTGAGGCTTGGTTTGCACCTGCTGGATTCAACAGAGGTGGATTATCTACAGTAATCAGAGCAGAAAGAAAATTAACTCAAGGAGATAGAGATTCTTTATACCAAGGTAATGTTAACCCAATCGCTACTTTCCCTAACCAGGGTGTTGTAGTATTCGGTCAGAAGACATTGCAGAAAAAAGCTTCTGCTTTGGATCGGGTAAACGTTAGAAGATTGTTAATCACAGTTAAAGATTACATT